TTCATGATTTAGAGGAAGTAAAAGACATATTAACAGCAAAAGAAAAAGAGTATTTAAGCAATATTATAAAACCATTTAGAAACAAAGTTGAAAATATTAAAAAGTATGAGTGTGCTATAGGTATAGAAAATATAGTAATTCTAATTAAAAATAGTATTCCAATATATTTACCAAATTTCGAAAAAGACACAATGTATCGAAATATGGAATTATACAAAAATTACACATTAGAAGAATTAGGATTATAAAAATTAATAGATCGTAAAAAAGGGAAATAAGAAAAAATGGAACAGAAAGAAATTAATAATATTAAAGAGCCATATATAAATAGCGAAACAGGAATAGCATTAGGAAACTGGATAAAAGATACAATAGAGAATTGGGTTAAACGAAATCCAGATAAAATATTAGAAAATGCGCTAAATGAGTTAATACAACAACAAACAAAATTTTTAAAAAAATTAGGAGGTACATATAATTGAAGTTAAGTAAAGAAGCAAAGAGAAATACAATTGTGGATTTAAGAAAATATCCAGATTGGATTGTTAGAATTGAATGTGAAGGTCTGGGAGGAGAACCGGTCACAATTGGTGGTTTTTGGGAAGAAAATTTTACAGCTCAGCAAAACAGCTGGAGACAATCTGTAATAGAAAACGCAATGATTTACGATGAAGAAGTAAGAAAAAAAATTTTTGCAATAGAAAGAGTTTTTGGAAGATTGCAAGGAGATATGAAAAGTATAATAAGATTAAGATATTTGCTACCAGGAAACAATACCAACGATGTACGAAATTTATTAAACATATCCAAAGCCACATATTTTAGGTTACAATATAGTGCATTAATAAGTTTTGCAAGAGCTTTGGGATACGTAAAATAAAATTGAGACTTTTTAAGGAAAAAAATGAGAGTTTTTTGAGATTTTTTAGTGGATTTTTTAGGATTGTCAAGTTATAATAACAGTAGATTTAAAAGTGTGTCTAAAAAAAGAAAAGTTAAATAATTAATCCAATATATTTTTAAATTAATCAGCTTTTGCCAATAAAAGTGAGGGGGATAATTATGAATAAACAAAATCTTTTTAAAAAATACAAAACAGAAATATGTAAATATTGTGCAAATAAAAATGAAAATGATTGCAATATACATATAACTGTAGATTTATCTGTAAAATGTTGTAATTACATAAAAGATAAAACAAAGTTTAAAAAAAAGGCCAAAATTAACAGAGTGGTAGAGGGAGATTTAGTATGTGTGCAAGAAAGTTAGTCTATAACGATAAGTTAGCAATAGAACAGTACACTGCACGAGAAAAAGCAGAGCATAAAGAAAGATTAGACAGTATAAAAGAACAGTTACCTACAAGTTGTAGAAATTGTTCTTTTTTAATTATAACAAGCCTAAAAGAACAAAAAGTTTATTGTCCATACTTAATAAAGAACAAATGTTTGCTGGGGAGGTAATATATTATGTATCTAAAAGTAAAATCAAAGAAGGAAAAGAATCTTATACAGAAAATTTCTAAAGAAAAAAATGAACTAGTAATAAAGGTATTAAATAAAAAAGGTTATACATGTAATAATACAATAGAAAGTCAAAAAGAAATAAGCAAAAAGTTAAATTTAGAGCAGAGAAAAGTAATATTAGAAAATCAGAATGAGAAATTATCTAAAATAGGAAGTTATTATATCTGGGAAGCAGATGTAACAATAAAAATAGTAGATGTGGTAACAGGAAAGGAAGTGTAAGATAATGTGGAATATATTTCTGGGAATAATATTAAGTTGTTTAGGAGCATTAGCAATAGCATTTACTCTTTTTATTTTTGTTACAATAATAGATGTAATGATAAAACAATTTAAAAGAAAATAATTTTAATAAATGTTAATTAGGAAGGGGTGAACCAAGTGTTAAGTGAAAAACAAATGCAATGTATAAACTTAATGGTTATAGAAAATAAAACACAAAAACAAATAGCAAAAGAATTAAAAATAACAGAACAGACAATATGCAACTGGAAAAAAGATAAAGAATTTAAAAATGAAATAGAGAAAAATATAAAAGAAAATTTTGGTTCACTTGCAGTAGAAGCACAAAAGGAACTGAAGAAACTATTAAAATCAAATAACGAATATATAAAAATGCAAGCAGTAAAAGATATTCTTGATAGAGCAGGATATAAACCTACAGAAAGAATAAAGAATGAAGTAGAACCTTCTAAAAAATTTGCAGATATTTGCAAACAATTAGGTGGTGAAGGACTAAATGAATGACGAAGAAAAAGACTTTGAATTATCAGAAAAATATATTGACTTTTGCAATACAACTGAAAATGTTGATGTTGATATACTAGAAGGAACAACAGCCTCAGGAAAAACTACAATAGCAGCAGGCATTAAGTTTATGCGAATGATATCAGCATCTAACAAAAAAGAGCATATAATTGCAGCAAGAACAACAGGTGTCGCTGAAAAAAATATAATAAATCAAGATAATGGAATATTAGATATACACAAAAATGCTATATATTGTGGAAATGGAGATAAAGACCATAAGTTCCCACATATAAAATTCGAAAATAAAATTATATATGTATTAAGTTATAAAAATAAAGACCAATGGGAGAATGCACTAGGGGGACAATATGGTTGTGTGTACATAGATGAAGGTAATATAGCTGATATAGATTTTGTTAGAGAAATCTTAACAAGAAATGATTATTTGTGCATAACATTAAATCCAGATGATCCTAATTTACCTATTTATGATGAAGTAATAAATCATGCTAGACCATATAAGAAGTATGCTAATGACGTACCAATTGAAATAATGAAAGAACTAAACAAAATTGAGCCAAAGAAAAATTATAGATATTGGTTTTTTACTTTTTATGATAACAAAGGTTTGACAGAAGAAGAAATAGAAAAGAAAAAAACAGTTGCTCCAATAGGAACGAAACTATATAAAAACAAGATACAAGGACTAAGAGGAAAAGCAACAGGGCTATGCTTTAATTTACAACCTAAAAACATAATAACAGTAGAAGAAGCAAAACAAATGAAATTTAAGCTATTTTCTATTGGTTGTGATACATCATATTCAAAAGAAAGCCACGATAAAGTAACACTAGAAGGTATAGGAATAACAATAGATAATAAATGTGTATTATTAAAAGAAAGAACATTTAATAATAGAGATAGAACAATACCATTTGCACCAAGTGATGTAGTTCAATGGATAATACAATTCATGGAAGAGTTTAAAAATGAATGGGGATTTGCAAGAACATGTTTTATAGATAATGCAGACCAGGGAACAATAATGGAAGCAAACAAAGCTAAAAGACAAAATGCTTTAGTATATAACTTTGAAAATGCGTGGAAAAAAACAAAAATAATCACTAGAGTTCAACTACAAGAAAGTTGGTTGAATACTGGTGATTTTTTAATTGTTGAAACTTGCAAAGATTATATAGAAGAGTGTAATAAGTATTCATTCGATGAAGATAATCAACCAGAAGATGGAAATGACCACAGTATAAACGGTTGTCAATATGCTTGGTTACCACACAAAAAGAGAATTGGTAATTGGGAAGTAATAAAAAAATTGATTAAAGATGAAAGTGAGGAATAAGAAATGAACAACAGAGCCAAATACATTGCAGTAGATGAAGAAAAAAACAATAGAATACAACATATACGAGAATGTTTTTCTATTATCTATGATGAAATAGATCTAAAGTGTAAGCCAAGTAGAGAAACATCATTAGCATTAACTAAACTAGAAGAAGCACAATTTTGGGCAATAAAAGGTGTAACTAGGGAGGTATAACATGGGAACAGTCAATGATAAAATAAAAAATGCAATACGAAATTGGTTGGAAATACAACCAAGTGTAGGAGATACGATAACAATACAAGAAACAAACACATTTGAAGGTAACTGCTTCAGAAATCTATTATGGTATAGAGGAGATGCATCAGAATTACACCAATATTATACACAAACAGATGATTTAATGGGAAATGCAAAATTCTGGGCAGCCCAGAGTACAACTGGTATAAATATTAGGAAAATACATACTGGGTTACCTGCCATGATAGTTGATATGTTAGCCGATATAACAGTTGATAGTTTCAATAAAATAGAAGTTAAAGGAAACAACGAAGCACAAACAAATTGGGAGGAGATAGCAAAAGAAAATGACTTTAAAGAAACATTAAAACAAGCAATAATTGATGTATTTGTGCAATGTGATGGTGCATTTAAGATAAGTTATGATACAGACATAAGTAAATATCCAATAATAGAGTTTTATTCTGGACAGGATGTTGATTACGAATATACGAGAGGAAGGATAACAGGAATAAACTTTAAAAATAAATACCATAAAAAAGATGCTTGCTACACTTTTTTTGAAAAATACTCAAAAAATGGAATAAAATATGAACTATACAAAAATGACAAATTAATGGATAATTACAAAGCCATTCCAGAAACAGCAGATTTAAAAGAACCAAGAGACACAAATTTTATGTTGGCTGTACCTATGATGTTTAATAAATCAAAGAAATATAAAGGCAGAGGACAAAGTATATTAGAGAAAAAATTGGATGCGTTCGATAGTTTTGACGAAGTGTGGAGTAAATGGATAGATGCATTAAGAGATAATAGAACAATAACATATATTCCCGAAGATTTGATACCAACAAATGACAATGGAGATTTATTAAAGCCCAATACATTTGATAATAGATACGCTAAAGTAGGAAGTACAACATCGGAAACAGAAAGCAGTAAGATTACAAGAGAAAAAGGAGACTTTGACTATGAAGGAATGTTACAGTCATATATAACTGCATTAGATTTGTGTTTGCAAGGATTAATAAGCCCATCAACATTAGGAATAGATGTAAAAAAATTAGACAATGCTGATGCTCAAAGAGAAAAAGAAAAAGCGACACAATACACAAGAGGAAAAGTAATAGATGTATTAGAAAAAGTTATTCCTAAGTTAGTTACAATATGTTTAAAAACCTATGATTTAGCACAAAAGAAAACATCAGGAGAATATGAAGCAATAGTAGACTTTAAAGAATATGCTAATCCATCTTTCGAAGCAACAGTAGAAACTGTATCTAAAGCTAGACCAGGTCAAAATGTAATGAGCATTGAAAAAACCGTAGATACAATGTATGGTGATAGCTTAACAAAAGAGGAAAAAGAAGAAGAGGTAAAAAGGCTAAAAGAAGAAGCTGGAATAATTGAAAAAGAAGAACCTAACATAATGAATCCATTAGAGTAGGTGATTAAATGCAAAATGAATATGATATAAAAAAAGTAATGGAAGAAATTGAATTACAATTAATTGCTTCCATGAAAAGAACATTATGGAGTCACAAAGAAGATGAAAAAGCAGAAGGATTTGACTGGCCACAATGGCAAGCATTAAAAATAAAACAATTTGAAGATTACAAAAAAGCAAATAAAGAAATATTTAACAATAACACAAAAGGGTTAAATAAATATTTATATAAGCATATAAAAGAACAATTCAAAGAAGGGGCTGGAAGAACCAACAAACAAGCAATACAATCAGGGATTATAAGGAAAGAAGATTCACAATTAGGTGGATCTTTTTTTGGATTAAATCATAGAAAACTAGATGCTTTAATAAAAAGTACAAAAAACGACATTAAAGATGTAAAATATGCAACTTTAAGAATGGCAAATGACCAATATAGGCAAATAATATACAAAGCACAAGTATTTGCTAATACTGGAGCAGGGACAGTAAAACAAGCAATAGATATGGCTAGTAAAGATTTTTTAGCAAGAGGATTTAATTGTATTGAGTATAAAAATGGTACAAGACATAATATAGCTGATTATTGTGATATGGCTATTAGAACAGCAAATAAAAGAGCAAATCTAATGGGAGAAGGTGAATTGCGTAAGAAATTGGGCAATCCATTAGTATATGTATCTAAACATGGCGGAGCGTGTGATAAATGTACACCATGGGAAGGCAGAGTATATATAGATAATGTATGGTCTGGTGGCACAGAAAATGATGGCAAATATCCACTACTAAGTACAGCAATAGCAGGAGGCTTATTTCACCCTAGATGCCACCATGGAACAAGTACATATTATGAAGGCATAAACGAAGAACCAGAAGAAGTAATAGAAGCAAAACACAATCACAATGAAGAAGATAAATATACTCAATATTTACAACAAAGACAGAAACAATGTGAAAGATTGGCAATAGGAAGCTTATTACCTGAAAATGTATTAAAATATCAAAATAAAGCTAATGAATTGAAAATTGAAATAGAAAGTAGTAAAATAGGTCTGACAGATGATGAACAATATGCAATAAACCAATACATAAGTTCAGAAAGTTATAAAATAAATGAAATATTAAGGAATAATCTTAAACCAGATGGTATTCAAGAGCATATAATCAAACATTTAGATAAAGCATTAGATAAATGCAAAAATTATAATGGGAATATAGTTAGAGCTTTAGATATAACAGATGAGAAAAAAATAAAAAAATTTATACGTATGAATAAAATTAATAAACCAATAATGTTTAATGAATATTTATCTTTTTCAAGTAGAAACGATTACAATAAAAATGCTAATGTAATAATATATACAGCATCAAACAAAGCAAAAGATTTAAGAAACTTTAATCCAGACGAATCTGAAATATTATATCCAAGAAATAGTAGATTTATCGTTGAAAATATAAAGAAAGTAGCTGGTAAATATTATTTATTATGGAGGGAAATTTAATGAAAAATTCTAGATGGATAAATGAAATACCTAAACCAATACCAATAAATGAAAATGTTGAAATAACAGATGAGATGAAAAAAGAAGCAGAAGAGTTTTCAAAAGCAATTGAGACTGGAAAAATTAATGAATGGTTTAAAAAAAAATAAAATTTTATATTGTTCGACAAATTTCGACACAAATATATATTAAATAATGATATACTCTTTCGAAATAAATACGGAAAGGGATGAAATATTGTGGAAATTCAAATAAAAACGAAATTTTGCAAGCATTGCGGTGAAAAAATACCAGAAGATGCAATAATATGTACAAAATGTGGAAGACAAGTAGAAGAATTAAAAAGTAATAAACCAGATAATATTATAATAAATAATTCTGCTTCTTCATCTTCTTCTGCTTCAGCAAGTAGTGTTAATCAAGGACCTATTAGAAGAAAACATTCAATTTTGTTTGATATATTTATGATTTGTATAACTGGAGGACTATGGATAATTTGGATGATAGTAAGACCTAAGTATTATTAATAAAATGTAAACACTTGCAGAAATGTAGGTGTTTTTTTATATGCAAGTTTAGTGTAATGGTAGCACGACAGTCTCCAAAACTGTTTGCAATGGTTCAAATCCATTAACTTGTGCCATTTTTAAAATTAGAGCTTTAAAAAAGGCTCTTTTTTTATTGCAAAAATTATGGTCGACGGACCTTAAACGGGGGAGGTTCCAATATGGAAGACGATAAAAAACAAAATGCAGATACTCAAACTGCAACAGAGAATGCTCAAAACGAGCAAAAAACTGAAAATAAAAATGAGGGTGAGAAAGCTAAAAAACAAGTAGCTCAAAAAGGCGAAGATGGTTCAATAGTTTTCAAAAATCAAGATGAGTTAGATGGATTTATAAGAAGAATGTACGCAAAAGGCGCTGAAAAAGCAGAACAGGGTGAAACTTCTAAACAAGTTCAAGAAACTCAAAACAAGCAAGAAGACAAAGGACAAGAAGAACAAAAAGAGACTGTTCAAACAGACTATACTGACAAAATAGCACTTGCTATGGCCAAAGCTGGTGTTGATGTTAAGAAAGTTGAAAGAGCAGCAAGATTAGTTGATATGTCAAAAGTTTTAGAAAATGGAGTAATAGACACCAAAAAGCTAGAAGATGAAATCAACGCAGTAATTTCTGAATTTCCTGAGTTAAAAATAGCAAAGGAAGAAGAAAAGGAAGAAAAAGGATTTAAATTCGGAGCAACACAAAGTAACTCTGATGACAATTCAAAAAGTAAAAAGCCTGTAGCCACAAAAAGATGGAACAGGTTTAATTCATTTTAGGAGGTAATTAATTATGGCATTAAATTATGCACAGGTATGGTCTCCAGACCTATTAGAAATTATGGAGCAAGAATCTTTAACTTCACCATTTGTAACTACAGCTGTTAAGTGGTTAAGTGCAAAAACATTTCATTTTACCCAAATGAGTACAAGTGGTTATAAAGCACATAGTAGATTAGGTGGATGGAACAAAGGAACATTTGCACAAACTGATGTGCCTTTTACATTAACACATGATAGAGATATATCATTTTTAGTAGATAAAATAGATGTAGATGAAACAAATGAAACAGCATCTATTAAAAATATTTCAGAAGTATTCCATAAAACACAACAAATACCAGAAATGGATGCATACTTCTATTCTAAAGTTGCTACAGAAGCACAAAAATTAACAGGATATCACAGTTCAACAGCATTATCTTCATATACAAAAGAAAATGTATATGGAAAATTAAAAGCAATGTTAAGTGCTGGAAAATTAAGAAGATATGTGGCAAAAGGTGCATTAATTGCATACGTAAATTCTACAATTATGGATTTATTAGAACAATCTACAGACTTTACAAGAAAAATAGAAATGACACAAATTGCAGAAGGTGGTATTGGCATAGAAACAAGAATTACAGATATTGATGGAGTAACACTGATTGAAGTAATTGATGATGAAAGATTCTATGATAAATTTGATTTTACTGACGGATTTGTACCTGTTGCAAGCACATCTCATAAAATCAATGTTTTAATAGCATCTCCATTAACTGTTAAGACAGTACCAAAAATTGCAAGTATTTATTACTTTAATCCAGGGCAACACACAGATGGAGATGGATACTTATATCAAGACAGAAGTTTATCTGATACATTTGTATTCCCAAACGGAAAAGACAATAAAATTGACAGTATATATGTTGATGTTGATACTGAAACATATACTGCTGAATAGGAGGTTCTAAATGGCTAAAATAAAAATAGAAAAAGATAATGCAATATTATCTATAGAAGAGGAAGAATTATTACAATATGAAGCTATGGGATTTTCTAAATTAGGAGCTACTAAAAAAGCAGATTCTAAAGATTTAGAAAAGGAACTAAAAAAATTAACAAAATCTAATGAAGAGCTAACAGCAAAGGTTGCTGAATTAGAAAAAGAAAAGGCTGAATTAACAAAATCTAATGAAGAGCTAACAGCAAAGGTTGCTGAATTAGAAAAGAAAGTAAAATAAGAGGTGTTGCAAATGATAAATGTTTATGCAACAAAAGAGGACTATTACAAATATGGCTCTAAAGTATTAGAAAGTGAAGAAACAGAAAAGTATTTAGAGTTAGCCTCAATAGATGTCAACAGGGCAACATTAACAAGAATTGAAAGAAGAGGATTTAATAATTTAACAGCACAACAAAAAGATTTAATAATCAAAGCAACTTGTATACAAGCAGAATATATAAAAGAAGAAGGCATATATGATGATGATAGTATATCCAGTTATTCAGTTGGAGGAGACTTAACAGTAAATGAAAAGGAATCGCAAAATATAGCAGACAAATTAAATATATCAAAATTAGCCTTTTTTTATTTGAAAAAAACAGGATTGACCAACAGAACAATATGATAAAAAAATTAAATCCAAAACACTTGAAAAGATTATTAAATAATAAATGTGATGTAGTTATATATCAAGAAGGCTTATCTGAAAACGGTGAGCCTCTAACTTCTTTAAATTTAAAAAAACAAAAATGTAGATTTGTTGAAACAACAAAAATTATAATTGGTCCAGATGGAAGAAAGATTCAACTTGTAGGGAAAGTAATATTGCTAGGAGATATAGCACCCAATATAAAGAAAATAAGTGGTGGACAAGTAATAATAAATGATATAGAATATGAAATTTATCAAGCAAGTAGACCAAGGAATCCAGATGGAACTGTTCATCATACAACGTTGGAGCTGATATAATATGAAGATAACATTTAATAATAAAAATATAGAAAAAATAAATGAAAATGCCAGATTAGCATTAATAGATACTGCAGAGGCAATAAAAACGGATTTAATTCAAAGCCAAACTGTGCCATTTGATACTGGTACGATGCAAAACGATAGTACATTTGTCGATGATAAAAAATCAATAAGAGGTGTTGCAACAATAATTGTAGACACACCTTATGCTAGAAAAGTATATTTTGACCCAGAAATACATATAAAACAAGGTAAAAATCCAAATGCAAAACAGTATTATTTTGATGATTATTTAAATGGAAACAAAAAGGATTTACCTTCAAAATATTTTGCAAAGTTATTAAAAAGGAGAAATGAAGGATGATATCTAAAATAAGTACATTAAAGTTAAAAGATTACTTGAAAACTGTGATACTAGAATGTAGTAAGTGGTCAATAGGCCAAATGGACGAAAACCAAGATAAAGCAATTGCTTTATATGCTAATCGTAGACAATTAGAAGATAATTCTAAATATAAAAAGTTAAAAAGTTATGGAATATTACCAATTACTTTATTATTAAGATGGACAAAAAATTATAATGTGGCCGAAACCATGGCCAATAAAATTTATGAACTACTAGATTGTAGTTCTTTTTTTGTTGATGATTATAATTGCTCGATTGAGTGCTTATATAATGGTCCTATTGATTTAGGAGCAGATGAAAACAACGTTTATAAATTTTCAATAGAATTTAATTTATTATATAGAAAGGGTGAAAATAATGGCAACTAAAACAGGAGTATATCCAGTGTATGAAAACCAATTTCAAGTAGGAGCTAGTAAAGAGGCATTAAAAGATATAGCAGATATGGAAAGCTTCTCAGTAAAATTAGATAACGGAGTAGAAGAATGGAATCCACTAGATCAAAAAGGATGGGTTAGAAGATTAATGACTTCTAAATCTGTTACTATTTCTATTTCAGGAAAAAGAAATTTTGGAGATGCTGGAAATGATTATGTAGCAGGATTAGCATTAAAAAATGGAAGAGATGTTGAAGGATGTTTACAATGGACATTTCCAGATGGAGCAAAATTAGTATTCGAAAATGCAGTTTATAATATAACAAATTGGGGAGCAGGAAAATCAACGGAGGTAATTCCATTAGAATTTGATGTAATGTCAAACGGAAAACCAACTTATACAGAAACTGCATCACAAAGTAGTGAAACAACATAAGCAGTTAAAAAATAAAAGATAGGAGGTTTTACCCTCTTATCCAAATATTATTTAGGAGGGAAATTATGGATTTAAATATAATCGATAAATTAGATTGTGACAAAAAAACAATAACAATAGCAGAAAACAAGACATATGAAATAGACTGTTCTGCAGAAACAATGCTTCGCGTAGGAGAAGTATTTAAGAAAGATTCTACAATAAATGAGTTTTATACTGCAATAGAAATGCTTTTAGGAGAAATGGCTGTAAAAGAAATAAAAGAAATGAAAGTTACAGTAAAACAATTGCAAATAATTATTGTTGCGATATTAGCACAAATCAATGAAATTACATATGAAGAGATGGAAAAACGATTTCAAAAGCAATAGCAACAACGAATTGTGGTATGACATGGAAGAAGACTGGCTTTTAATAGAGGCTAGTTTAAATAAACAATATGGAATAAGAATCCGTAAAGAAATAAAAGATATGAATTATGCAGAGCTATGTACATTAATATCTGGCTTGATGCCAGATACTCCACTGGGGAATATAGTTCAAATTAGAAGTGAAGACGATGAAGATACTTTAAAAAACTTTACACAAGAGCAAAAAAACATCAGATGGGAATATAGAAATAAAATAGCAAAAAAGGTAAGTAAAGAAGATTACGAAAAAGCAATCCTCGAGATGCAAAAAGCCTTTAAAGAAATGGCAGGTGGTAGCAAATGAAAGAAATAAGATGTCCTTTTTGTAAGCAATTGTTGCTAAAGGCTTTTTTTTGCAAAGGAGAAATAAAATGTATGCGATGCAAAAAAATAATTTATATAGATGAAAAAGATAGAGCGAGCAACACAGTTAAAAATAACTAGTAGTTAGCCGATGCCTACTTTTACCTTTGAAAGAAAGGAGAAAAATAGGCATGAGTACAAATGTTGGAGCTGTTGATATGGAATTAGTTTTAAATTCTAATCCATTTAATCAACAGCTTAAAAACACAACAAATACAGTTAAAAATTCTGGAATTGAAGGGGCTTTAGGAAAAATTGGAAAGATTGCTGCAGCTGCATTTTCTGTAGAAGCAATTGTAAGCTTTGGGAAAGAGTGTATTGAACTAGGCTCTAATTTATCAGAAGTTCAAAATGTTGTAGATGTTACATTTGGGGATCTAAATACGCAAGTAAACGAATTTGCTCAGAATGCAATAGAACAATTCGGATTAGGACAAACAGTTACAAAGAAATATGTAGGTACTTTTGGAGCAATGTCTAAATCGTTCGGTTTTTCAAATGAGGAAGCATTAAAAATGTCTGAAACATTAACTGGATTAACTGGAGATGTTGCTTCTTTTTACAATTTAAGTTCAGATGAGTCTTATACAAAATTAAAATCAGTTTTTACTGGAGAGACTGAAAGCTTAAAGGATTTAGGTGTTGTAATGACACAAAATGCACTTGACCAATATGCTTTGGCAAATGGGTATGGAAAAACCACATCTAAAATGTCTGAGCAGGAAAAAGTGGCACTAAGATATAAATTTGTAATGGATAAACTTAGTATAGCAAGTGGAGATTTTGCAAGAACAAGTGATAGTTGGGCAAATCAAACGAGAGTGCTAAGTTTAAGATTTAATGAATTAAAAGCAAGTTTAGGACAAGGATTAATAAATATATTTACTCCTTTCATAAAAGTTATTAATTTAGTAATTTCAAAGCTTCAAATATTAGCTAATTATTTTAAATCATTTACAGAAATGATTTTTGGAAATGCAGGAGGAGATGATAGTTCAAGCTCTGTGTCAAATTTGGCAACAGAAGCAAACAATGCAAGTAATGCAGTAGATGGAATAGGCGAAAGTGCTAAAAAAACCAAAAAAGCATTGCAAGGATTACGAGGTATTGACCAAATAAACAATTTAACTCCAAGTAAAGATGATAGTAGCTCTGGAAGTGGAGCAAGTGGAGGTATAGATTCAGCGAATTTATTAGATTCTACAATGCAAAAAGCAAATACGCAAATGGGAGCTTTAGCTAATAAAGCCAAAGAACTAATAGAAATATTTAAAGAAGGATTTAACGATGCATTTGAAAATACTGGATTTGATGAAATAATAAATTCTTGTGAAAGAATTAAAACAGCTTTAATTGAAATATTTACTGATTCTGATATAAGTGAATATGCAAATGAATGGATAGATACAGTACTATATAATCTTGGAAGATTAACAGGTAGTGTTGCAAGTATTGGAGTAACAATAGCAGATAATTTATTAGGAGGAATTGCTAATTTTTTAGAGCAAAATCAGGAAGATATACAAGAACATATAATAAATATGTTTAGCAGATCTTCTGCAGGTTGGGACTTAGCAGGAGATATTTTTGAAACTTTTGCTGATATTTTTGCAATTTTTAGAGGACCAGAGGCAAAACAATGCACAGCTGATATAATTGCAATTTTTACCGATGGGCTTTTTGAAACAATTGAAATTGGCGGACAAATTGGTTATGACATTTTGTATATGATAACACAGCCTTTTATAGAAAACAAAGATTTAATAAAAGAATCTTTAGAAGGAATATTGCAACCAGTTAGTTCTATTTTAGGAACTATAAAACAAGGCATACAAGATACATTTTCAAAATTCTGGGAGGTATATGATACTTATATTAGACCAGCAGTAGAAAATATCAAAGATGGGTTTTCCAGCATTTTGGAAACCTGTTTGAAAGTTTGGAACGAAAATATAGAACCAATATTTGATGAGTGGGCAAAGAAATTTGACGATTTGTGGCAGCAACATTTACAGCCAATGGTTAATAGTTTCTTAGAATTTGTTGGAAAATTGGTTAATGTTATCTCTGAATTATGGAATCAATGGCTTGTTCCAATAATAAATTGGATTGTTGAAAATGTAGTACCAGTTCTTCAGCCGATAATTCAAACTTTAGGAAATTTGATTGGTGATGTATTTGGAGTAATCAGCAGTGTTGTTGGAGGTATTTTTGAGGCATTAGGAGGACTAATAGATTTTATAGCAGGTGTATTTTCAGGAGATTGGAGCAGAGCTTGGGATGGTATTAAATCAATTTTTAGTGGAATTTGGAATGCAATTAAAGGAATTTTTGAAGGAGTCTGGAATGCAATTAAAGATTTTGTAACAGGAATATTAGATACTATAAAGAATTTATTTTCAAACATTTGGAATGGAATTAAAGAGGCTGTTTCCGGGATACTTAATGGAATAAAAGAAGACATATCATTTAAGATAAATCTAATAAAGACAGTTCTTTCTAATATATTAAATAGCATAAAAGATACCTGGGGAAAAATTTGGAATGGTTTAAAAGATTCTGTTGGAAATATATGGAACGCAATAAAAGATAAAGTTGTTAATGGTGCAAAAGGAGCTTTGCAAGGAATTAAAAATGTATTTGGTTCAATTGGAAATTGGTTTTCAAGTATTTTTGGAAATGCTTGGAATAATGTTAAAAATATTTTCAGTGCGGGAGGGAAAATTTTTGATGGAATTAAAGATGGTATAGGCAATGCTTTTAAATCAATCGTAAATCGTTTAATTTCTGGAATAAATAGAGTTGTATCAATCCCATTTAATGCAATAAATTCAGCCTTAAGAACAATAAGAAATGTAAGAATAATGGATTTTCAGCCGTTTAGCTGGTTAAGTACAGTTAGTGTTCCTCAAATCCCATATTTAGCACAAGGTGGATATGTTAAAGCAAATACGCCTCAATTAGCAATGATAGGAGATAATAGACATCAAGGAGAAATAGTAGCACCAGAAGATAAAATACACTCAATCGTAGCTGACGAGTTGAAAAATTTCAAAGGTACTGATAATAGTGAAATTGTTAGATTATTGAAAGAAATTTTGAAATACCTAAAAAACACAGGAGGAGATATTGTTTTAAGTATCTCAGACATAGAGATTGCAAGAGCAGTAATTAGAGGCATGAAACTGCTACAGTCAAAGACTGATAAATCAATTTTAGATTTTATTTAAAGGAGAATAAAAAATGGAAGGAATTACAATATTAAAAGTAAACGGAGTGGCAATTCCAGCACCTAAAAAATGTCAAGTCGTAATAGCTGACCAGGATATCAATTCTGATACAGATGCAAATGCAAAATTGCACAGAAATAGAGTAGCTGTAAAAAGAACAATAAGTAATGAGTGGGGTCCTTTAAAATGGGACGAAATAAGTAAAATTTTGACATCTATTAAAGATGTCTTTTTTTCAGTTACTTATCCAGACCCACAAACAGGAAAATATGAAACTAAAGCAATGTATGTAGGTAATAGAACAGCACCAGTTCTTGTAGTTGAAGATGACGGAACATTTGTATGGGAAGGATTAAGTGCTGATTTTGTTGAACAGTAGGTGATATATATGTATAATAAAAATCCTTATTATCAAGAGGTATTAAAAAATGAAGAGCTATTAATTATAGCAAGAATTATATTAAATAATATAGTTCTAACAAATAAAGATATAAAAAGTATAAAATACGATTTAAATACAAATGATGGTGAAAAATTTACTATTGGTGGTGTATACGGAGCAACAGTCGATATAACATTACTAAATTTTGAAAATGAGTTAGATAATATAAAATTTGAAAATAAAGAATTTAAAATTGAATTAAAACTATCTGTGGATGATTTGTATACGGTAAAAAAAATTAATAAAACATCTATTAAAGAAATAAATAAACTTAAAATAAAGCACCTTACATCGTTGTGGATTCCACAAGGGATATTTTATCCTACTAAAATTAATAAAAATGAAAATGAAACTATAACAATAAAATTACAAGATAAAACAAAATATTTAGAGGAAGAATATGAATGTAGTTTAACACCACCATTTACAATTAAAGATTTATATAAAGATGTACACAATTATTTCAAAATCAATTCAAATTCAAGCAGTTTTTACAATGAAGATGTGATAATAAATGAAGTTCCAAAAGGATATACTGGGAAAGAAATATTAGGATACATTGCAGAATGTGCCTGTGGTATATATATAATAAACAGATCAGGAAGAGGTGAAATAAGGACATTTGCCAATGAACCTGTAAAGAAAATTGAAAAAGGAGCCTATAATAAATTTGTTCCAGCAGAAAGTTATATTAATATTCAAAAAATAAAATACAATAAAGATTATGTAATAGGCGAGGATAATGGATATATATTAGAGCTAAGTGAAAAGAATCCATTTATAACTGATGAAGTGGCACAAAAAATCTTAATAAAAATGCAAGGGTATACATACATAACTTATGAGTATAAAGCGAGTATACCTGATATATCTATGGATGTATTAGATATGATAGATATAACTGATACGAAAAATATTAATTATTTAACTTACATAAGAGGAATTTCGTGGGAGTATACTGGAGTAGTTTCACAAACCTGGAGTGCAACAGGTGAAACCAAGTTTGATAATACCTATAAAACGAAAGGTCCTATACAAAAACAAATATCTGATATAGTTACTAAAGAAATTCCAAATGTGTATGAAGAAGCAGTTAGTAAAGCCACTGAATTAATCAAAGAATTTAATGGTGGATATGTAATAAAAAAAGATGGTGAATTGTATATTTCCGATAATTTAGACATTGATAAAGCAGAACACTTATGGCGTTGGAATATAAATGGATTTGCTTACTCGAGCAAAGGCATAAATGGACCATATGAAACAGCAATAACCATGAACGGACAAATAGTAGCAAATTTTATAACAGCAGGAACATTATCCGCTAACAGAATAAAAGGTGGAACATTAAAAGTTGGAGGAATAAATGGTTCTAATGGAAAAATAGAAGTCCTTGATAGTGAAGGTAATGCAATTGTAACAATAGACGAAACAGGAATTTTAATGGGTAGTAATACTCAGATTCTAGGTGAAGATGGATTGATGAATACTTATATTTATTCTGAAAGTGGAAATGTAGGCTTTGAATATAGTTTCGGAGAAGAAAATTTAGAAAAAAAAAGCATAATTATTGATGTATCAATACCCAAAAATTTAAAAATAAAACAAGCAAGAGTAATTATAACACATGTTCCAGTATATTGGGGAATAACTAATTTTGAAACTGGAAAAGTACAATATACATGGGGCTATGCAAGATCTGTTAAATTATACAAATGTAATAACATAAATAATCGTATGATAGCTGCCGATTTTGGTGGCGATGCATGGGAAAATACAGATAATGACAATTACGATGAAATTAGTAGTGCATTTGGTCAAAATGGTTTTACTGCACAGGTACCATCTAAAGAATCTTATGCATCCGAAAAAATTGAGTCTATAAATTTTGCTGAAGAATTAGTAGAAGGAATAAACAGACTAAAAATTGAAACATCTTTAAGCAATGTAAATGATAGAACAGATGGAGCAACAAAAACAGGGGCAATATATGCTACTGTAATAATAGAAGGACTTATACAGTATAAGGAGGGTGAACAATGAGTGTTTTTACAAATTTATTAAACCTATTTAAATGGGAACCAGAAAAAGATGGTGAAGAAGAATTTGACATAGATAAAGCACTAAATGAAAACTGGGATAAATTAGATAATAAAATTGACGCACATACTAAAAATACACAATTAGTACATAAAAATGCAACAGCAGATTTAAGTGGCTTTATGAGTAAAGAAGACAAAGAAAAATTAGATAATATAGAAAAAGAAGCACAATCTAATGTAATTGAAAAAATACAAAAAAATGGAAAAGATATTTCTATTGCAAATAAAATTGTGAATATAGTCTTAAACAAAAAGGATGTAGAATTAAATAATGTGGATAACACAGCTGATTTAGATAAGCCAATATCAACAGCAGCTAAAAAAGCCCTAAATAATAAAGTAGACAAAGAAAAAGGAAAAGGACTGAGCACAAACGACTACACAAACGAAGATAAAGCAAAATTAATCCCAACTGGAGGAACAACAGGACAAGTATTAGCCAAAAAAACAGATACAGATAACGATGTAGAATGGGTAAACCAAACTGGAGGAGGAAGTGCAACAGGCGATACATTGCCGGTAGGTTCTATAATGCCATATCCCAAAGCAACTGCTCCTGAAAATTGGCTTGTTTGTGATGGAAGTGAATTAGATAGAACAGAATATAATCATTTATTCGCTATAATCGGAACCACTTTTGGAGAAGGAGATGGAAGTACAACATTTAATCTTCCAAACATAAAAGGAAGAACTATTGTTGGATTAAATGCAGACGATGCAGATTTTAACACAATAGGAAAAACTATTGGAGAAAAGACACATACATTAACAATAAAAGAAATGCCAGAACATAACCACAAGCAATCGTTGGCTGGAGGAAACAGTGGAAATTCAGGCAAAGCTGCATACAGTTGGTCTGTTCCAGCAAATCAATATCTTTACACAGGAGATGATTTAGCAGGGAAAACTGGAGGCTCACAACCACATAACAACATTCAACCTTCATTTGTAGCGGCCTACATAATAAAAGCAAAACAAAGTGCTGGATTAGTTGCTACAGTAGTAAACAGTTTAGAAAGTACAAGCGCAACAGATGCTTTAAGCGCAAAACAAGGGAAAGAACTAAATGAAAAAATAACAAGGAACAGCACTTATTCAACGGAGGAACAAGCAGTAGGCACCTGGATAGATGGCAAGACAATATATAGAAAAGTTATAAATTTTGGAACATTACCTAATGCAACCAAAAAAGAAGTACAACACAATATAAGTAATATAAGTATTTTTACAAAAATAGAGGGTATAGCAATAAGAAATGATGAAACAAAATTTACGCAATCTTTGCCACTAGTATACAAGAATACAGAAATGTTTTACAATACAGCATTGGCTGTTGATAATACAACAATAGAAATACAGACTGACGGTGATAGGAGTATGTTTAATGGTTATGTAACATTAGAATATACAAAAACAACGGAAGAAGAGGTGTTATAATGCAGTTTAAAGTAAAAAAAGACTATTTAGAAATAGTAGAAACAGAAAATACGTATGCGAAAGCAATAGACCTGTATAACATAGACATTGATTTCTCCGAAGAGTGGGACAACCTAGCTAAAAAAATGTTATTCATAAATGATTTTGATGTATATGAGCAACAAATAGTAGATAATAAAACAGTATTACCGAACTTACCAAATGGCCGATACCAGATTGGTGTAGTTCGGCTTTTTAGTGCAAGAAGATAAAATAATAAAAAGAATCCCAACAAATCTAATAACAAAAACAATAATAACATCTTCCGCAGAGTACGAATCCAACAAAGAATATACGGACGAGGATGCAAACATTTATGAAAAATATTTACAAGCAATAACAAATGTATCCATAGATATAAACAACGATATAGAGAAAATAAAAGCATTAGAAGATAGAATAACAGCAATAGAAGCATTATTAAGTACAACACAAACAAGTGCATTACTATTAGATAATATGCAGAATGATTTAGAAAGCGAGGTGAAGTAGAATGAATATAGCAACATTACTAGAAAAATTAATTGTAAAGAAATACTATGCAAATAAAGAAGACATAGGGAACAAATTAAATGTATTTTATGCAATGTCTAAAATTTCTGACGAAGAATACAGCAATTTAACATTAAAAGTAGAAGAAGTTTACGCAGTAGTAGAAGATACAGAAGTAACAGAAGAAGCTGCAGAAAGCGAGGCTGAATAATGGCATTAATTAATTTTATAAAAGATTATTGGGTACAGATAGTATTTATCTGTACCTTTATTATGACAATATACAAATTTGGAAAAGCAATGCTAGAAGCCACAAAATGTAGCTTAAGAAACGATATTTTAGAAATATACGATAGATGTAAAGATACTAAAAAAATAACAAAATGGCAACTGGAAAGTATAGAATATAGCTGCAAACAATACAAGATGCTAAAAGGCAATTCTTTTGTAGAAACATTAGTAGAAAAAGTGGAAGATTTTGAAATTATTGATTAAAGATAATGAGGAGGAATAAATATGGAGAAGATTAAGAAAATAGCAAAATATACAACTAATGTACTAGCAATAATAGGTGCTCTAGTAGCAGGTATTAATGGTGTAGATGATATAACAATACCATATGCAACACAGATAATACAGATAATAGCAGTTTTACAAGGTGTAATAGGAACATACCTATTATCTAATAAAGTAATTAATAAATAGAGGTGTTTTAAATGGAAATAAAAGAAAACCTAACAAATATAAATTTTAATAAAATGTCTAATAAAATAAACAAGTATATAGTTATACATTATGTAGGAGCAATAAGTACAGCATATAACAATTCTGTGTATTTTAAAAATGTAAATAGAAATGCAAGTGCAAATTATTTTGTAGACGACAACGAAATATATAGAGTTGTAAAAGATAGTAATAGGGCTTGGCACTGTGGAGATAAGCTAAAGCAAGGAAATGGCGGTTCCTATTATGGAAAATGTATAAATTCCAACTCTATAGGAATAGAAATGTGTTGTTATAATAACAACGGATCTTTAGATATTTCTGAAAAAACAATTGCCAATACTATAGACTTAGTAAAAGAATTAATGGCAAAATATAATATACCCGTAGAAAATGTAATAAGACATTACGATGTAACAAATAAGATATGTCCAGAACCATTTGTAAAAAGCACTGCTAGATGGCTAGATTTTAAAAATAGATTAGCAGGAAGTGGCAACAAGCAAATTATACAAGAAGAAAATAAAAGCGAAAATATGGGCACTATTGCTAAAATACAAAGCACTATAAATGCAAGATATGGATTAAGCATAGCAGTAGACAATATTTATGGAAGAGAAACTAAAAAGGCACTAATAATTGGATTACAAAAAGAACTAAATAAGCAATATAACAAAAAGTTAAATGTAGATGGAATCTTTGGAAATCTTACTAAAAATGCATGTGTTACAGTAAAAAAAGGAGCAAGTGGAAATATTACATATATTTTACAGTCTATACTATATTGCAAAGGATATAATATAGCTGTAGATGGAATTTTTGGTACTAATACAGAAAATGCTATAAAAAATTACCAAAAAACTAATAGCCTTATTGTTGATGGAATTTGTGGTAAAAATACATTTTCAAAATTATTTTGTTAAAAATATTGACAAGAATATAAACATAGTATATTATAATTTTAGTTCCAATACTCGGTAGATTCTATATTAAATTGGTCTACCTTTTGGTTTAACTATAACATGTAATGTATTTTAATGAATTTTAAAATAATATTTTCTAAACTATTATTAGTTTAAAATTTATTAAAAAAAATTGGTTTAACTTTAACACATAGTGTATAAATAAAAAAATAAGAGGAATTTTCTTCCTCTTATTTTTAGTTTTCCCAAATATCCCAAGTCCAAATTATAATTTTTAACGGATCTTCGTTATTCTCAACAATATCAAAATTAATGTTAATTTCTTTATCTTTTAATATTTTTGTTTCAATAGCATATGAAGCACTTGTTTGATCTAAAACATCTTCAATGTAATCGAATGCACTAGATGTACTTCCAGTAATATTTTTAATTGCATTATCAACATCTAATAAAGACATTTCTTTTTTTAATACTTCTTTCCTTATTTCATCCATCATTTTTTCAATTCTTTCTTTGTCATAGTTATTGCATATAGCAACTTCAAAATGTTGACTGTTATCGACATCTTCTTGTGTTTTATAGAAATAATACTCAACATCTTCTTCTATATTATCCTCAACATATTCTTTTGCTTCTTCATAACTGTCAAAATTAGTATATTTACTTTCAATTGTAAAATCGTAATTTCCTTTTTGATCATATTGCACATACGCTTTCTCTAAAATAATTCCTTCCATTTTAAAATCCTCCTTATTTATAATAATTTTTTTTCCATCAAATGTTAGTGTTGCTGTTCTATCTGTATCGTTAAAACCTAGTTCTTTAATCCACGGAACTGGTAATGTTATTCTGGTTGTAGTATATCCATTTCCATTTTTGGCAAATAATATTTTTGTAGTTCTTATTTCAACATCTTCGTTTTCCATATTTACATCTTTTCCTTTCGTTTTGTTAAATACATATTAGCATAGTCGTGTCGACTTGTCAACAATTTTTTCAAAAAAATAAAAAAAATTTCAAAAATCTTCCAAAACCCCTAAAAATAAGGTATAAAACTATATTAATTAAAAATAAAAACGGCTTAAAATTGATTGTGAAAGGTCGATTTTTACTTATTTTCGTATAATTACACATTAAAAATAAATGAACATTTTTTATCAAAAAATATTGAATTTTATATTTTTTATTTATATAATTAATATTTTCTTCTTCAATTTTACTATATAATAAATTTGTGTCCATTTTATTCCTTCTTCTTATTATTTTTTTCTAGCTCCTGTTTTGCTAATAAACTCTCCATAATATTTATTAGGGTTTCTTTATTTTCGTCATTTAAACCTTTTACACCACTTGCAAATGCTATATCAATATCATCTAGTTTTATTTTTCCTTGCTTTCTCACATCTGTTTTACCTAGTAGATAATCAATAGAGCAATCAAAAATTTCAGATAGTTTTATAAGAACTTCTAAACTAGGTTTTCTAATTTCTTTTTCATACAAACTTATTATACCTTTAGACATTTCTAGTTTTTGAGCTAGCTCTTCTTGGGTTATATCATTTTCCTCTCTTAATTTTTTTATTCTATTCATAAAATCTCCTCCAAAAATATTATAGCATACTTTAAGCATACTATACAATATTTTTTAATAAAAAGTTTCCTTAGAGCTGACAAGGATTAAAGGTTTTTTGAAAAAAAGTTTAAAAAAATACTTGACTTCTTACTTTAAATAAGATATACTACGTTCACATTAAGTAAGAAATGAGGTGAACAAATGAAACGAGAAAATTTACAAAATTTTAGAAAAGAAAACAATTTAACTCAAGAACAAATGGCAAGAAAATTGAATGTAACGGTAGCACATTATAAAGCAGTCGAGTACGGCATTAGGAATCCAAGTTTTGAATTTATGGAGAGATTAAAAATTAGTTTTCCTAAATGTAGTATAGACAAAATTTTTTATTCTAAAAAGTAAGAAAAAGGAGGACGAATGAAGAAAATAGAAAATAGAATAGTAACAGTAACATGTTTAGGAATAATGAGCAACAATGAAGCAATGGATATTTTAGCAACATATATAGCAAAAAAAATATACGAAAAAAGATATGAAGAAAATCCAAAGAAGGATGTTTAATTCAAATAATTTAATTCTAAAAAAAATTCACAGAAATTTGCACGAAAGAAGGTGAGAAACATGAGTTTAGTAGAAGCAAAGCAATTTTTAGGAACATTAATATTAGGAAGTGCAGTAATAGCTATAGCATTGTTATACATAGCATACAAATTTGCAGAAATAAGCTATAAGAAAGCACACAGAGCAAAGAAAATAAAGAAAGTACATAAGGCAAAAAGAAATATAAATGTGATATTTAACATAGACAGTAAAGGCAAGACATTACAGGAAGTACAACTAGAAAAAGCGCAAATGATTAAAGTTTTGGGAGGTTTTTAAAAATGAATAAAAGAGAAAATGTAATTATTATGTTTAACAAGCTAAAAACAGCAAAGACAACAAAAAATTTACAAGAGGAATTTGAAGAAGTATACAAGGATTTAACAGCAACTAGAGCAGAAATAGGACAAGCAATAGACAAGAGAACAGAAGAAATGCAAGAGGAGATGTTAAATATTTTAGCAAAAGCAATATGCTTTATGACCGTTGGCAAAGATGAAAAAGCATTTAAATATTTGATAGAGCAATATGAATTAATAAAAAAAGACTTGTCTGACAACGACCAAGAAGACAGACAAGTAACACTTAAAATACTTATGTAAATTGCTTTACAAATTTATATTAACATAAATTTGTGAGAAGTGCAAGAGGGAGAAAATATGGAATTAGAAAATAGAATGTTAATAGACGAATATTTTGAGCAAGAAAAAGATTATGAAGATGACGATTATTACAATGATGCACCAGATTGGTTTGAGGAGGAAGATTAATGTTAAAGAGTTATAAAGAATTAAGAAAAATAGATGTAAGTAAATGGACCGAGAAAAGAGATAATGCAGACTATTTAAATTGGGCAAAAGTTATTGATTTATTACATGAAAACGGAGCAGAAAGAGTATATTTTGAACCAGTTGTAAATGAACTGACTGGGAGTAGTCTGTATATGACTGAAAAGGAATTTAAAGACAGTAAAGGAAATATAAATCAAGTATATGAAACAGCAGTAAAAATTGTAATAGATGATTTAGAGTTTATTCAAAGAGGACCTGTTACAAATGGTTCAAATCCAGTTAAAGACAACTCAATGTCTCAGCAAAGGTTATGGAATTGTCAAACTAGATTGTTTGTCAAAGGTGTTGCAGTAAGAACAGGACTAGGATTTGATTTATGGCTAAAAGATGAATTAAAAAGTGATAAAGATAATTGGGAAGATGATTTATCAAAACACGATATATTTAAAATTAAAGAAAGATGTCAGCAGATATACACACAAAAATTAAAGCAAGGTTTATCAGTAAGAGAAATAGCAGAAAGACTTCATAAAACAGAAGATGAAATAAAAGCACTATTTAGTTATTTTGATACTTTAAGTAACTTTGAAAGGGATTTATCAAACATTGATACAAAGTCAAGATAGAAGTTATTATGTAGGAGCTTCAGATACAAGTATGGTTGTAGGAAACTGGAAAACAAAAACATTTGAAAAATGGTGGTTAGAAAAATTAGGACTAAATAAAAACAATTTTTCTACAGAAGCAACCAAAGCAGGAAATAACTATGAACATAAAATATTAAATGCATTAAATATTGAAGACTTAGAAAAGGACAAGCAAATAATAATAGATAGATTAAGAGTTAATTTAGATGGAAATACAAATACTTGTATTTATGAAGTAAAAACACACAATGCAAATAAAGAATTTAAAGTATCAAAGCAATATTGGAGGCAAGCACAAGTTGAAATGTATGCAAGCAATATAAAAAAACTTTTTATTGTTGCATATGCTTTGCAAGAAAAAGATTACATTAATTTTTTTAATGAAATAGATAAAAATAGAATCAAAATGTTAGAAATAGAATATGATGAAAGTTTTATAAAAAATGAATATTTACCTAAATTAGAAATATTAACAAAATGTTTGAAAGAAGGTGGTTATCCTGCAAACAACAGGAATAATACTTAAAACAGATACAGACATAAACACACGAAAATTAAAAATAAGCCTTCTTGTAGATATAAACAATAAAGATGTTGTTGAGCAACTAAAAAACGAGAATAAGCTATGTATTGAGCTAAAAAAGTGGAGACAAAAAAGAAGTTTAGACGCTAATTCTTATTGTTGGGTGCTATGTGACAAAATTGCAAAAGAACTATGTAAAGATGGAACAATTGTAACTAAAGAAGATGTATACAAAGATGCAATATTACAAATAGGAAGTTTTGAGCCATTTATAGTGCAAGAAAAAACATATATGAACTTTAAAAGGATATGGGAAAAACAAGGATTAGGATTTTTAGTACAAGAAGTAAGTAAAAAAGACAAATGTATAAAAGTAAATTGTTATTACGGTAGTTCTACATACAATACTAAGGAAATGAGTTTATTAATAGAATGCATTGTTGAATTGGCAAAAACATTAAATATAGAGACAAAACCGCAAAACGAAATAGATAGTTTGTTAAAGGAGTGGGACAGATGATAGTAACAGATTTAAGAAATAGTTTTAATCCAGCACCCAAAAATAAGACAGAAAAGTGGACAGAAGAACACAGAAAATTCGATAAAAAGTGGACAGATAAAAAAGAAAAGCAAGAAGTTGGCAAAACTAGAAAAGAACAGATTTAGCATAATAACAAAAGATTTAGAACATTGTTATTTATGCACAAAACAAGGAATAAAGAATATTCCAAAAGATGACCTACATGAAATGTGTGAGGGAAAAAATAGACAAGTCAGCATGAAATATGGATTGGTAATACCAATTTGTAGAAAATGCCATGGAATGGTAACAAATAACAAAAATTTACAGGATAAATTGCATAAAGTTGCACAAAAAGAGTTTAAAAAACACTATAGAGCAGAAAACTTTGTACAAATATTCGGAAAAAATTATTTAGACAACTAGGGTAAGCACAATATATTGCTTGCCCTTTTGTTAGAAAGGAGCAAAAGAAAAGTGGCAGAGAGAAGAATGTTTGCAAAAACAATAATAGACAGTGATGCTTTTATAGATATGCCTACATCTGCAAGACTGCTTTACTACGATTTAGCAATGAGAGCTGATGATGATGGATTTGTAAACAGTCCTAAAAAAATTATAAGAATGACAGGAGCATCCGATGATGATTTAAGCGTTTTAATACTAAAAAAATTTATAATACCATTTGAAAGTGGTGTTGTTGTTATAAAGCATTGGAGAATCCACAACTATATTAGAAAAGATACATACAATGAAACAGCATATAAAGATGAAAAATCGACACTGATATTAGATGAAAATAAGGCATACAAACTGCTTGACACGACTTGTATACCACCCGTCGACGAGACGTCGACACAGGATAGGTTAGGTAAGGATAGTATAGGTAAGGATAGTATAAATAATAATATACCTGTTTCGGAAAATGAATCTGCAAAAGCCAGCAAACACAAATATGGAGAATATAATAACGTATTGCTGAAAGATGAAGAATTGCAGAAATTACAGAAAGACTATCAAAACTGGGAAGAACTTATAAAATATCTTGACGAGTACATTGAAATGAAAGGATATAAAGCAAAATCGCATTACTTATGTATAAAAAAATGGGTTGTAAATGCCGTAAAAGAAGACGATTTAAGAAAATCGAAAAAAGATACAAATAAAGTGGAGGATTTCTAAATGACAAAAGAGGAATTTAAACAGGGTATTTATATAATACAACAAAATTACAATACAAAATTTGAAGTTTCAAAATTGAAATTATATTATGAAAATTTAAAAGATATTAACTATAACACATATATAAGCAACATAAAAGAACATATAAAAACAAATCCATACATACCAAATGTTGCACAGTTAAGAGGATCAGAGCAAAGAAAACAATTTACAGACTATGACCAAAGAGAATATGAAAATATAGATTTTAACAAATTTTATGCAAATTAAAGGAGCGTGAAAAAATGAAAGCAAACTAAAAACAAAGAATACTAGATTACATAAGGCAATTTGGAAGTATAACAAGTAAAGATGCATATGTAGATTTAGGAATAACGCAATTAGGTGCAAGAATAGATGGGTTAGAAAGAGATGGATATTCCTTTGTGAAGGAATGGGAAAAAGGAAAGAATAGATTTAATGAAGAGGTTACATATAAAAGATATTATTTAGCAAATGCGAGAGAAAATTAATATGAACAAACAAAAATACGAAACAATACAAGATTGTAAATGTGTAACCTGTTTAGGATGCAATCTACTAGAAGATATAAACTTCAAAGGATATTACAGGTGTAAAAATTATGTAAAAGGAGTGAAAGATGGAAGTAGAGGAATTATTAAAATATATGCTTAATTTCTTCCAAAATACAGACAAACAACTAAATAACAAGGATGAGGAGTTAAAAGAAATAGATATGCAACAGCAAGACATATTACATTACATAGAAGCAAAAAAATTAAACGCAGGAGGATATGCCAAAGCTGGCAAATTACTAAAAGATGTTAGAGCAAAACGAAGAAAAATAAAAAATGATATTGAGCAAATGGAATTAATACAAGTTTTTACAAGAAAATATAACAACAAAATGATACAAGGAGATTTAATACAAACACTAAAAGGTTTAAGTACAATAAATAAAAGACAAGCAGAACCTAAATACATATGTAGAACAAACATTTTAAAAGGATTGGAGGACAAGCATGATAATAAAAATACCACTTATGTGCAGAAGCAAGAAAAATTCGCAGAGAATTTTAGTAAATAAAAGAACTGGAAAATTGTTTATAGGACAATCTGAAATATATGTAAATTTTGAACGAGAGTGTGGCAAATTCTTAACAAAATACAAAAACAATATAACTTATCCAGTAAATCTAAAATGTACGTTCTATGTTTCAAATAAACGCAAAAGAGATTTAACAAATTTAGAGAATGCAATAGCAGACATATTGGTTAAATACAAAGTGCTAGAAGACGATAATTACAACATTTTGCAAAGCTGGGACGGAAGTAGAATAGTTTATGAAAAAGATAGAGAAGAAACCATAATAGAAATTACGAAAGTTTAAAAGGAAGTGAGAACGAATGAAAATATATGGAGTATACGATATTAAAGATAATGAGCAATGTATAAGAGTTGGTACATTACCAGAAATAATTAAATTTTTTAGTATAACAGCAAGAGAAACAACAAGAATGCTAAAAAAATGTAGATTAAGAGGAAAATACGAAGTTGTGTACTTATACACAGAATAGGAGAGCTAAAAAGATGGACAAGATTAAATTAATATTACAATTATTAGCAATAGCTTTTGGTGCATTAAGCCTAGGCTGGTTTATAGGCACTATAGTGGTTTTAATGATAAGTTGTGGAGGGTAGAAAATGGAAGATGTAATCGAAGCAGGAGAGTATGTTAGAACTGAAAATGGAAAAATAGATAAAGTTGTTAACAAT